GGTTTCTACTAGAATCCTCCCAGCTAATTATCCTGATTCATTAAAATTTATTATAAAAGGGGTTAATCATAAAATTGCTGAGGGGAGATGGGAAACGGGAATTGAAACAGTTGTTATAGCTAATAATTTTAAAAAAGATGGTTCCCCTATACTTTCTTATTCTCAAATAAAAGATATTGTATTAGCGACTATTAATGAAGGAGTTGCTAGCTCTAATAATCAAGACTCTGAAAGCAGAGCATATACTCCTCCTGTAAGATTAGCTAATACATCCCCAGAAGCATTATTAGCAGCCGTGTCTAATGGAGCCGGATTAACAGTTTCTACTCTTGGGGGAGTAGGAAATAAAACTCTTGGTACTGCTGGAAAAGATGCTCCAGTTACTAATTTAAGTAAAGATGCACTTTCTGCTCAAACTATTGAACAGATTGTTAAAGATTCTGGAGCTGGCAATTCCGTAACCGGAGGTATAATTAGATCCCGAATAGTAGCAATTGCAGCTTCATATGTGGGTCAATTTGAAATACAAAACCCAGGACAAAATATCCATGGAAATAAACAAACATATTCCCAAAACCCAGGATGGTGGGATCCTGATTATCAGGCAAAATTTGCAAATTCAAATCCTTCTTTAAAAGGTAGTAACTGGACTCCACCAAACCCTTGGTGTGCTTGGTTTTGTCAAGTTGTATGGAAAGAAGCTTACACTACAGGAAATGCATATGTTAATCCCCCTACTCAATATGCCACTGAATATAAAGATATTTGGAATAATTATCTTTCTGCAGGAGGTGCTATAACTGCTGGGGTGATATTTGCTAAAGCTAATTTCCAAAAATTGAAAAAATTTATTACTTTACAAGATGCCATTTCTGGAAGAGCCCTCCCAGAACCCGGAGATATAGCAGTATATGATAGCAGTCACGTAGATTTAGTAATTAAACCTTTTATTAGTACTGATGGAAAATTAACAGGATTTTCTTCTATTGGAGGAAATACTGGAAAAGGAGATTTTAAAAATGGTGGAGAAACTCATTACTATAAAACACAATATTCTTGGAAAACTGTTGTTGGTTTTTGTAAAGTAGTGGATCCTTTCAATAAAGACACTGATTACGCCTCATCACCACCATCAGGATTACCTTCTGCTAATAATTCAAATTCAACATCAAATTCTACTTCAAATCAACCAACATTTGAAGAACTTCAAGAAAAATCTGCAAGTGCATTTAATTCATTAGCATATCGTTTAGCTTTAATTTGGACATTAAAAGATAATTATGGTTCAAATGGAAAATATTTATTTTATAATTATAAAGGAGGTAATGATGATGAAGATAAAGCTGTAGAAGCTGCTAAAAATTGGATGAAAAAATCTGAACAACAAAATTTATTAAATAAATTAACAGATAAGGACCGAGAACAATTTAATAAATATCTTATTCAACTTTATTCAAGAACTAAGTATGGAGGAGATAATGTAACCTTTAAATCAGCATATAATAAAAGAGTTAAAGATAAAACTATAGACCCTAATTTTTAATACTTATTAACATGCCGTATTACCCATTATCCCAAATAAAATCTAATTTATACACTAATGGTGATGAATATATTTTATCTACTACTAAAGAAAACTATATAGGATACTACTATGAAGTTTCTAATGGAAAAAAATACACAGGAAAAACCCCCCAAGACGGTTCAAATATTCCTCTTTTAAGTTTAGTAATAGACTATAACGATTTTCCAAGCACCTCCCCTGTACCACCAGGCTCAACCCCTTTTACTTACTATAATTCAGTATTAACTTATGAACAAGTTTTACCTAATGGGCAAACTCAAAATGTAAATTATCCTAATGATGCCCTTGATAAAAATTATATCCAATCAAAACCCTTACAACCAAGATCATTACCAAATCCCTCAATAACTCAACCTACACAAAAAGATTACCAATTAGGAACTTTTCAAAGATATTTTTGTAAAAAAAATAATGAAAACATTTATTTTGAAATAAGTAAAAATACTTATGATTTACTTTCTTCTAAAAATAACTTATTAGCTTGGGACCTTTACTCATCAATTTATATAATGTGGTATCTTACAGGTAATAAAGATACAGTATTTAAAGCAAATAAAGGTTTAGTAGATGTAACTGAACGTATTAAAAAATGGTATGGATTTTCTCAATACTTTAAAGGCGATTTCTTAAAATATTACTTGGGTTCCTAAAAATATGTTAGTATCTTTACAGCATGTACTGGCTGATAGAAGATCCTAAACATATTGAATTACTCGCAAGTTTAAAACATGATGTAGCTTATGTTGAGGTAATACCCAACTCACATAATTTACATGCTGTTGAAAATGATGTGTGCGCTTTATATATTCGTCCAAAAGATGATTCAAAAGGATATATTATTCCGATAAACCACAGCGAAACAATAAATGCAACAATAGAGGATTGTTTAAAAGTATTAAATAGTATAAAACATATTTACGTAAGAGATAGAAAAGAGTTTTTACATTATTTTGCTCTTAAGCATTGTTACCAACCCTCACCCTCCCCCAATACGTATATACCTCAATCAACAACAGCTCACACACAATTATACAACAGGTACCCGGAAATACAAAATCTAAACACAATTGTACCGATCGTAAAACATTATGAGGTATGTGAACAAAACTTTGCAAACTACGAAAAAACAAGATTTAATTCGTTTTACAATAAGGCGGCATTGGTGTTTAATCAACTAGAACGAGCGGGTATAAAAATAGACCAAGCGTTATTTGAACAGTACTTTGACAAAGAAGCAAACGAGTTTATATACACGCACTATAACCTAAACACATTAACAACAAGACCATCAAATACTTTTAACAATATAAATTTTTCAGCACTAAATAAAGACAATGGAGAGAGAAAATGTTTTATACCGCGCAACGATTCGTTTTTGGAAATGGATATTAGTGCTTATCACCCTACCCTTCTTGCTAACCTACTTGACTATACTTTCGATAGCCTTGATATTCATGGGAGTTTCGCTACAATGTATAATGTGGATTACGCCAAAGCGAAAGAGATTACGTTTAAGCAACTTTATGGAGGAGTTTGGAAAGAATATCAAGGACTCGAGTTCTTTAAAAAAGTAATAGCATATACGGACGATTTGTGGGACACCTTTAATTATGGGGGGCATATTAAATGCCCAATTTCAGATTATAAGTTTTCTAACAACGAACTGGAAAATATGAATCCACAAAAGTTGTTGAATTACGTGTTACAAAACTTGGAGACCGCAAATAACGTTAATATATTATATGAAATATTTAAAATATTGCGAGGGAAAAATACTAAACTCGTATTATATGTGTACGATTCGTTTTTGTTTGATTATGATAGTAGCGAACCGGATGTAATGCTTCAAATATTAGGAATATTTAACAAATACAAATTACAAGTTAAAACCAAAAAAGGTACAAACTACGATAATATCAAATAAAAGTTATGAATATCACTTTAGACCAACCCCGTCATATGTATAATCAATTCGACTATGATTTTACATTTGATACGTTATTGATGAACAATAGATTGTTTTGCACATTTACTTCCTTGGATGATTTAGAGGCGTTGGTTGGAGAACTGTCAAGACGCTATTCCATTATGTATAATAAAATGTTTATATTGCATGTTAAAAGCAACAATGAATATGTTATTACATATAATGTTGACCAAGGCAACATTAACGACATTCCCGATAATACCATTTTGGTACACAGAAAAAAAGAATCAAATACACTATATACAATAAATGCCCTAAACGAGTTAATCAAAAAACTCAATGGAGGAGCAGTTGACACAAATTTCCCAGTAAACTGGCAACACTATAGAAATTGTATATTGTTAACTCAACACAATGAGATAAAGCAACTAAACACAAAGATTTTCAAGATAGTTGAAATCTAGTTTGGTTTAGTGAATAAAGGTTATTATATTTAAGTTGTAAACAAATAAATTAGTTATATTATGAATCTTGATGCTATTAAGAAAAAGCTTGAGTCCATGCAAAAACAACCCTCATCAGGTGGTGGCTCAAACAACCAAACAAAGCGCTTTAAACCGCAAGTTGGTAAACAAACGGTTCGTGTTGTTCCTTTCAAATACAACAAAGACTTCCCATTTACGGAAATGAAATTCTACTATGGTATTGGTAGTAAAAAGGTAATCGCTTCTCCTTTGAACTGGGGCGAAAAAGATCCAATTGCTGAATTTGCAAAACAACTTCGTGGTACAAACGATAA